CGGTCTTGCCGAACAGGGCTGACTGCTGCCGGATGCTGGCGAGTTGCCGATCCAGTGCCGCAACGAATGTGCCGGCGGCATTGCCCGCCTCGCGCTGCGCCTGCCCGGCCGCGCGGCCCGCCGAGTTCAACAGCGCCAGTCGCGCGACGAGGTTGCCGACGACCGTATCGAAGCGGTCGGCCAGTTGCGCCGATTCGGCGAACGCGCGATCGAAGCTCGCGTTATCGGCACTGATGACGTAGCGGATCGGATCGGTCATGGCTTCATCCCCTTACTTGAAGCCGAAGCGGCCGAACCATCCCTTGATGGCCTCGAGCGTCAACGTTGAATCCTTCGGCTTGGGCGGCGCCCACCGATCAGGATCGATGAAGTCCCGTACGCGCCAGAGCGATTTGTCGCCGGCCGGTCCTTGTATCGGACCATTGCGCACGCCGGCCGCGATGTACGCGAGCAGTTGAGACTGCCGGGCCGGACCGATCCACTCGTTTTCCATCATCACGAGCCACCATCCGAATTCCTCTGCACTCATGCGCTCGCCCAATTCGCCTACAGTGCAGCCGATCGTCGCCGCGATCAGGATGGAGGCCCGAATATCGGGCCGGGCGATCAGACGTTTTTTGGGACGTCCTCCCCGTCGAGGGTTCGATAGCCGTTGAGTTCGAGCGCCTTGTTGACCAGCTTGAGACAATCATCCTGGGCGAGCGCATTCCAGGCATCCCAATCGGCGGCCGAGTACATCGGTTGATTGTCCTTGCCGAGCACGGCGCGCGCCATCAAGTTGGCGAGGAACAGCGCATACTCGGTGCCCATGCGCTGCCGGCGCTGCGTTTCGGTCTCGTCGGCCTCGGGATCGCGCTGATGGGCGTTGAGGCCGACCCGCTCGCTGGCGAGCAAGCCGGTCACGATCAATTCGCCCCAGGTTTGGGTTTCCACGACTTCCTTGCGCAATACCGGCGCCTTGCGCGGCACCGGGGGCGCTTTCAGGAGGTCGGGGCGAGTGAGGTCGTTCATCGTTCTTTCGGCTCAGATCACGACGAGTAGAAGCGCGGCTTGCCCTGCCCTTCGAAGTTGACGTTGGTCTTGACCACGCCCTGCGCCTGCCCAGTCGGGATGCCAGAGGCGCCGACGTAGGCTAGCCACGTCGCCTTGTGGCCGGTGGCCCAGCGCACCTTTACCGCGCGCACGGCCTTGGTGTCGTTGGCTTCTTCGAGTTCGATGTGCGCGGCGTCGCCTGGATTGAACAGGCAGCCGAGTTGCATCGTGAACGGCGAGGCCGTCGTCGGCACGCGCTTTTGCAGCGTGTCGTGGATCGTCGTCAGATCGGCGAACTGGAAGTCGCCACCGCCGCTCGTCACGTCCTGCACCGTCGTCATGCTGACGCCGAAGGTGATGACTTCGGCGCTGCCCGAGACGAAGGTCGTGAAGTTGGTGGTGTCGATGCCTTCGAGTTCGAACGTGTTCGAGCCCGCGTTCACGTTGGCGATGCGGAACACCTGGTCGTTGAGTTCGACCATGCCGACGATGTTCGTCAGCGCGACGAAATCGCCGCTCGCCGGATCGGTGCCGGTGTACGTCACGACGCCCGGATTCGCCTTGCTGATGGCGGTGATGACGAGCGCGGTCGCGCGCGCGGTTTCGATGTCGATGTTCGCGTTCGACCAGACGTCATAGGAAGTTGCCATGCGGGTGCTCCTTGGGTGAGTTCAAGCGAGGGTTTCGGGCGCATTGACGAAGGTCGAGAACTGCGCTTCGATGGTGAGGATGAGATGGGCCACCGGCGATTGGTCATCGTCGGGCAGCCGGCGTTCGCGCCCGCGCTCGTACAGGTTCACGCCGGCCAGGGGCGAAAGGGTCTGGTGCGCCTGCGTGTCGAACAGCGCGTTGAGCGCCTGCAACGCCAGCGCCGACATGACTTCATCGATCCCCGTCGTCGATCGCACGACACCGACGAGACGCACACGCATGCGATGCAGTTGGCGCGGCGGCCACATCATCGTGAGCGCTTCGATCGGCTCGTCATCGGCGAACACCAGCCACGCCGGCAGGTTCCCTTCCTCGACCGGCCAGAGCCGATCGGGATAGACGCGCGTGCCGGCCGACGTGTTGCCGCTCAGGCGGTCGACAATCGCGTTGATGACTTGCTGCGATGCGAGCATGGCTCAGTCGTCGAGTTCGAGCATCGTGTTGCCGGTGTGCGGGTCATCGTCGCGGCGCCTGATGTTGTAGAGCGTGCCGGCGATCGTCACCGTGCTCCCCTGCGCCACACTGCCGGCGTTGAGCGCCGCGGTATTGCACTCGAATGTCGTGATGCGCGTGGCGATCGGGATGCCCTCGATGATCGTCGCGCCTGGTCCCTCGGTGAGAACGCCATCGATTTCCAGGCCGCCGCCGAAGTCGGCCGCGGCATTGCTCAAGCACCGGACGATGCTCGCGCCCAGGCGGGTTTCGGCGTCGGCAAAAGCGATCATCGTGTCGAGTCAGGATTAGGTTGCGACCGGCAGTGCCTGCATGATCTTCATCTTGACGGTGGCCGATGGATTGGCCGCCGCCTCCACCGCCACGCCGACTTGCTGCTGCGCGGTCGACGTCTTGTTGACGACACTGTTGGTGGCATCCCAGAACAGACGATCGCCGACGCTGACGGCGAGTGCCGACGTCTTGGCGATCGTCACGACGCCCTCGGTCACGAACGAGGATGCCGTGCCGCTGACGGCATCAACGGCGGCGACGCCGAACAGCGCCGCGCCGAACAGGTGCCCCGTGCCCGAGGCGACAGTCGCGCCAGGGTCCAGATTGAGGGTTTTGCCGTCTTGAACGTAGTTGAGCATGGTCCTGCGCTCCTTTTCAGTGGGTGATGGCGAGGCGTTGCGTCATGACTACGCTCCCGAATTCTTGAATAGGCCGCGCCAATCGATCGCCTTGGCCGCGAAGTCCTCGCGGCACTTGTACGAAATGCCGTCGATTTCGAAGCCGTTTTGTGCCTCGATCACCGGACCCGTCGCGCCTTCGAGATAGCAGTATTCGACGGTATCGATCTGGCCCGAGTCGGCCGCCAGATACCATGCCGTCGTGCTGCTGGCATCGAGGATCGCCTCGACGATCGGTTCCAGCGCCGTGCGCCCGCCGGCACGGAATTCGTTGACGTTCGCCGGCGTCGCCGGCACGTAGTTCGCCGACGTGTACTGGTAGGCCAGTTGTTCCTGCGTCGCCGGCACGATCAGGTAGCGCGGCGTGAGATTCAGTTCCTCGCTCTGCAACCCCTTCTGCAAGCGCATCGCCGCGCGGCCGATCGTCAGTGAGGCGACGCTGATGGCGGCGGCGGAGCTCGCGAGGTTCGCGTGCCCGCCCGGAGTCGTGACCGCGGTCGTGTTGAACAGCAGGCCGGTGTCGGCGAGCGCCGCATTCGCGGTCAGGATCGCATAGACGGTACGATTTTCGAGCCGCGCGGCCGAGTTGCCGAACGCGCCGACGAGTCGATCGAAGCCGCGCAGATCATCGTTGATGACGGCCTGTCGCGACAGCGACACGATGCGGCCATAGGTCAGCAGCGAGTAGGTTTCCTTGCCGTCCGTCATCGAGCCGTACTTGAACTCGCCGTGCTCGTTGACTTGCAGCAGATCGGGCGCCCCGGACAGATTGACGACGCTCATCGACTTGAAGTCGGGCGCATCCGGCGCGCGCCGCGCCCAGCGCTGGAACGAGGGCGGGTTCTCCTCGTAGCTGTCGCGCAGGCGCTTGTTGGCAACGTTCTGCATCAGGTTCGCGAAGTCGCTCGTCGTCATCATGCCCGACCGATAGGTGAGCATCTCGGTCGCGAGTTGCATGCGCGTCATGCCGCGCGTGCGGATGCCGCGAGCTTCGAGGTAGTCGCGACCGACTTCGAGCAGCGACATGCCGCGGTATTGGCGACCGTTGTCGGTGAGCGGCGCCGCCGGGTTGACCCGGTTCATCAAGGCTTCCTCGATGCCGGCGCGACGAACCTGGAGTTCGTCGGTCACGGTCTGCACGTTCACGTTGCGTTCGCCGCCGGCATTGGCGCGTTGGGCCAGATCATCGAGGATCGCGGCGCGTACCTGTTCGAGTGGCGTGCCTTCCGAGACGAAGCGTGCCGCACGTTCGGCCGCGATGCCGTGACGAGTGCAGAGGGCATTGATGTCGACCGTGCGCTGACGTTCCGCCGTGCGCGCGGCCTCGACAGCGGCGTTGCGCTGCGCGTCGATTTCCGCTTGGGTCGGGGCGACGACTTGGTTGTCATCATCGGGCATGGGGTCACTCCTGAGTTGCGCCGCGCTGCGGACGACGAATTCGCAGGGTTGCATGTTGCCCTGCGCAGATTGAGAACGGGTGCCCGCGCCGACATCGG